GAACCCTAACTATATCAGCATTTCTCCTAGTCCATTTAGCACCAGAAATTTTCCCTGGAACCAATTTGTTTTCTTTGTTTAATGAATGAACCCAGTTTTGCTTACCCTGATTGAACTCATCAATCAAATCTCTCATTGTTAAAATTCGACCATCCAATAATGGGATTTTAGTTTCCGGTACAAGACACAAATTCGCTCTCCCTACAGTCTCATCAGCACCTAAATACGACTTAGGGATTTTCAATGCAGCGAAAATTTTATTCAAGAAATATTCTACATCATCTGTTTGTTGCCCTTCCGGTCCAGACAATACCTCAATTTCAGTTGATCTCCTCCCCTTTCTCACAGGCACAAAAATATCCTCATCCATTGAAAGAGGATTATATCTAAAACTCGGTTTGCCAGTTTCAGGATCAACAAATTTTGTTTTTTTGAAGTCATTTTTTATTTTGTTAACCAAACCTCTGGCTTGATTTGGAGGTACATCCCCAACATCGACATAATAAGCGTACCTTTGTGGGGATCTTGTATTATGAACAACAACACCATCTGAAATAAAATTATGCGCTTTGTTCTCAACACTAATATCCCATATGTCATCTGTTCCAACTTTTTCAATAGCTGTAATTTTTTCCGTTGGTGATTGAATTTTGAAAACAATGTCTGACTGGTAAGAAACTCTATCATTTAAAACGATATTTGTTCCTTTTATTTTTCTACCATTGCCTTTTCTTTTTCTAGTCAAAATTTTTGTGACCGTTAAACCCATTTGCATAGCAAGAAGTCTGAAATCATCAACCAATCCTTTATTGCATAATTCAATCCTAGCCCTAGCATAAGATGTTCGGCCTCTAATTGAACTAACAGTTTGAGGCGATCTATGTCCGTCAGCATCTATAAAACCGTTCAAAAATGCCATTTTTATAGAATATGATGTTTCAAAAACCCAACTAGGAATACGTTTATTGTGCGCTCCTGGTATAAAACCATTTAACTCCATAAACTCCGCAAACGGCTTAGAGGCTACTTGGTAATAACCTAATCTATTATTAGAATCTCCTCCAAATTTAACTTTACCTACAATTTTTTCAAAAAGTTTTTTGTACTTTTCATTAAAAAAATCTTTATCACCACAGGAAAAACCAACTCTACGATGAACATTACCTTTTTTGTCTTTAAACGTGGTTACATAACCATCTCCAAGCATCCAACCAAACCATCGTGCAAAATCCTCATCAACATATTTAGGAATATTAACATTTTCACACCCTCCCCAATCATCAAAAAACTCAAGAACCTCGTCAGGATTATCCCCATTTTTTGTAACTAAAGATATCGCTGCTCTCTCATTTATTATTTTACGATCATCAAAAAACATTCGAGCATAAGGTGATGAGACACCACATTTTTGAAAATCATTGGTATTAATCACACTCTTAATAGGATGTTTTAACCTGGCATTTCTTTTTAATTCTGGAATCCTTAACTTAATCTGTTTGAAATCAGTTGCAGGTTTTGGAGGTGTCACTAAGCTATGTTTTTTTGGAATAAGGTTTTGAACTTCAACATATTTTAAATGATATAATGTCGGCCTACCCTTTCCTCTTTTTTCAATTTCTTGAACCAAAACAGGATGAGTAGCATTCGCATATAAATCCCTATGAACACTAGAAACTTTATAAATTTGATCTTTTCCATTGTGTTTTTTATGACAAACCCTAGTCCTTTTTACTTCTCTATCATCAAAGCAATAAACCTCATCCCCTACACTTAAATCCTTTATAAATTTATACCCTTTAGGTGTCCAAATTTTACTATCACCTCTCAGGCATAATTTGTATAGAACCATAGCATCCTCAAGCATGGTCAATCTTTTCCAAGCCCAACGTGCTGGTTCTAACACAGAATAGCCATATAAGTCACGCCTTGTCTTACCTCTCAACCTCATATGGCAAACCTCCCAAGGCTCATAAACCTGCATCAAATCTTGGTAGGTAGCATCATATGGAACAGCACTTAACTCCGACGATCCCTTGGCTTGCAATCGATCGAGAAATGTCTTGGTATCCATTCGGAAAACCATTGTAGGATCATGCAAATATCCATACAAAATACCATTCACATCCTCAATTCTTCTTACGCTGGGTGCCGGAATATGATTCATGCGAACCACTCCAACACCATCTAATACCATTAGCTCATTAAACTCATTTCCGTACTTGCAAAGGGATCTAGTGACCTCCCATAAACTTTCTTCGGCCTTTAAATTAACGGTAAGCATATCCTCTAGTGCGGTTTCTACTCCTAAATCCTCGGCCTCAAACCATAATGAGCGACCAGTAATGACATCCTGCACCGTGGCATCATCGGCATATATGTCTAATGCACTGTTATGGACAACTATTCCATTAGCTACAAAGTTATGATGTTTTTCAGTAGTAAGGTCATAAACATCAATTGTTTCATCACATTCAACTATTCTGACAATCCTATGATTAGTTCCTGTTTTTCCTAATTCATCTTTATAATTAATTCCATTTCTGGCTAATCTCCTATTAAGAGTAGTCCAATCAAGTGATATTTTTTTTGCAGCCTCAGCTAAAGTGTAACTAGAACGTACAGCATTTAACATTTCATCCAAAGATTTTGGGTTTTTTCTTTGTCTGAATGAACGATCCATAGCTTTTCTTCGTTCTTCAGTCCATAATTTTCCTTTCGCATAAGAATTTCCCTTTAATCTCTCGGCATGTTTTTTCCTTCGTTCTTCAGTCCATAACAAATTTTTTGATGATTCTGTTCCAGCCGGAGAATGTATACGACAATGATCCTCTGGAGTAAGCAACTCCAAATTATCCCAATTGTTATCAAGAGGATTTTCATTTTTATGATGAACCTGCATTCCTTTAAGATCACCTTTTTGTCTCCCAACCATTCGATGCAAATGTTCCCATCTTTGATTATCAGGTTGTTCGGGATGACAAATCTTTAAGTAACCATCATTCCTTAATCTAGTTTCTAAAGGCATTACAGCCTCACCCACTTGGAAATCCTTAGCCTCTTTCCATTGGTTTTTTCTTGTCAAAATTTTATGGTCTGGAGTACATCTTAAAACAGATCCATTATCAAATTGGATTTCAACAACTTTGCCATGTTTAGTAAATCTTGGACTATGAGCGTCAGCCACCACAAATTTTTTGAGTTTTCTATCGTATGCAATGATTTTAAACAACTCATTGGGTTTGTATTTTTTAGCTAAATCTTTAATTCTTATAGGTCCATCTAAAGTCCTAACTAGAGATTGGCCGTCAATACACCCTAATTCTGGAAAATCATCCATATCCTCGTAATCGGCATACCTACTCATCAAATCCTGATCGAGTTTTACCGAATCTGTGAGGTAATCGTTATAACCATTTTGCGGTCCCAATGTGACATTAGAATAGCTGATTGCATTCGAGTTAATGCTATCGAAATAGCTTGGTCCGATGGGCATGACACCCTCTCGGTTAAACACAGTCCGAATAAGATCTAAAGTATTTCCTGCAAAACTCATTTGCGAATTCCTTTTGTGAAATTAACTGCAATCATTGTCAACCAAGCCTCTTCGAATTGACAACCAAATCTAGTTTATTGTCAACCTCTGGCCATATAATCATCGGCATCATAATTTCTCAAATCAGTAACCTCGCCATCGGCACTCACCTTGGTATACTTGGGAGAAATTGTTTTAGGACTTCTTTTTTTGTATTTCTTAACTGTCTTAACCACAGGAATATCACCGTGAACCGTTGGCCGCTGATTAAAATTTTCATCGACTGCATTCATTTTATCATTGTCATGGACTTCAGAAATACCTTTGACCGGAGAAACCGGAGTTAAATAATAATCAGCTCGATACAATGTCCATACTAAACCGCACACCGCATCGGCTAAATCCTTAGAGCCATTTTCGGCATGGTCGATCATTTCTGGACCATCCTCTAATCCCTTTAATTCATGAAACAGTATAGGATAATCATAAACCTTAACCCGACCATCATAAATAGCCGAGCGTAAATATCTATAAGCCTGTTTTCTCTTATCCTCGCCATAACCTGCAATTGTCTTTTCCTTAGAACTATCTCCATCCTCTAAATTAGAGCTAATACCTGTATCAACTGAAAAAACACTAGCTTTAAACCCTTGCTCTCTCAAGGCTTGCACCATTTCCCTTGATTGATAGGTGTCCATAGTGAACTCCGCCAGATGATAACCATGGCCGGAAAACTCATAACACAATTGTCTTACATTCTTGAATAAGACTTCCTCCCCTGGCTCACCCTGAATTCTTAAGACAAAATCAATAA